GTCGTGTTTGCGTCCATTAACTCAATCAACTGCCCAGCAGTCAACTCGTCCGTAAACACCGTCGGAATCCACCACTTGCCCCCGGCTTTGAACTTACGCTTGTACCCCAAGGCAGGCAATGCGTTCCACTCGCTTATGATGGCCTTGTAACGCTTTAGGACGCTCTTGGCGGACATCTCTCGAACGATTGATATATCGACCCCCTCAACGATTGCGACGACCCCTGCACGCTTGTCGTAGTCCCCAAGGACGCTGGAGAACTCAATGGCTCCGATGCGTTGGAACTGGTCAATGGTGAGGTCTTGGAGTTTCATAGCCATAACTTTGGTCTTGAGTTGCAACGGATTTCGGGAACGACAACCATAGGTAGGTCGTTAAGCAGGGCGAGGTTGGTCAGGATGCTTTGGTCGTGCCTGTGGTCAATGAAGGACGGATGATTTGGATACTCGCTGGGGTCGTCATTCACGGCCTTGTCAACGTGCAGCCACTTGGACCACTCGTACATGAGGTCAATCGTGAAGTCGGTCTTGCGTAGTCCAAGGAACCCCGCCTCTATCTGCATCGGTTTCTCGTTGAAGAATTGCAAGCAGTCCATCAAGGCGTAGCAGTCGCCCTTCGTGTATGAGATATGGTTGTGGAAGTTTTGATGCAGCAGGATGGGGTTGTCTTGCAGGTATTGCTTGGCAAACTCAAAGCAGCCATCTCCGTGCAGGTCTTGGGCATCCAAGTAAAGCAGGGCTTCGTCCTCCTGCAAATCAAAGAGAGCGTCAAGGATGATTTGAGGCTTCCACCTCCACCAGTTGTTGCCCCTGCCCGGACGTTTCTCGTCCTCGGTCGTTGTAATTGGGAAAGGGTACTGATTAGCCTGCGCCCTCGCTGCTGGAAGGTACTCACTCGTTGCGTAGTTGACCCCGACCAAGTACATCTTAGAACCCGTGAGAGTTGGCGAAGGCGTGCTTGAATGCAGCCACGTTGTAAGGGATATCAGCGAATCGCTGCGAGTATGCTCGTTCTAAAATGTGGCCCACGTAAGAAATAGCAACCAAGTCCTGCTCAATGCAAGCGATGGTTAGGTCAAGGTAGGAATCGTCCCAAGTCAGCGTGTAGTTGGAAGTTACAGGCACGACGGGTTGATAGAACTCCTTTGCACCCCTCCCTGTCAACTGCTTGATGTGTGGCTCGTAGTTATCACCGCACGACCAGTAAGGCACAACGTCCACAGGTACTCGGAAATAGGCGCAGTAGGCTCGTTGGTCAAAGTCGCCTGTCTTGGTGAGGTCGTACTCGAAGAGGTTCACGACATCGCCCGGCTTGATGTAACCGTTCTTGGCTAAAGCGTACCACCCCGTCCAAGCAACGAGGTTGCGATGGCTCTCGATGTTGTCTGCTTCGTTCCTTGCAACGATATGGTCAAGACCAGCCATGCCGTCGAAGTCCTTGAACCCAAGCATAACCCAAGTGTAGGGGGCTAAGTCCTTGAACCTTCCCTCGGCTTCGCATTGCTTCACGATGTCCGTATCGTGGCAGAAGATGTAAGTTTTTGCCTTCATTTCTTGTAGAGGGTTAAGAGCATCCGACCCCTTTGGTCCGTTGACCCCTTGGCTTCGTGTGGCTGCAGTTGGCTCGTAAGGTTGACCATCGTCAGCAGTTCGGCATCGTGGATGACCATCGTCCCACCGGGGTTCAGGGCTTTGTTGAACAAGGCAACCATTTCAGGAATCATGCCGTCCCCGTGGTCCGAGTCGTGAAAGATAAAGTCAAAAGTCCTGACCTCTTGCAGGGCCATGTGGCTCGGTTGGTTGTTCCATTCGACCTTGAACTGCGATAGCAGGGCTTTGCGCTTATCCTCAACCGTTGTATCGGTGTCGTAAACCACCACGTCAAGCCCAGCCAAGGCGATAGCGAGCGTCGAGTGTCCGAGGTAGGAGCCGAGTTCTAAAGCGTGGCCTCCCTTGTGCTTCTTGGCTTCCTCGTAGATTTCAATGATGTGGTCCACCGCAGTCGTGTAGATGTGCGAGTAGTCCAAGGCTTTAAGTTGGTCGATGTGTTTTTTCATGCTAAAAAGTTATGACAAAGCGTTCGGGCGAAGGCCAGCCGGGGTTTGAATCAAAGACCTTGGTGTCGGGTTTCTTGCCTATCCAATGCTCGGCTTGGAATCGGTGGTCCCTTGCAGGCTCACCGAGTTCCTTGATGTGGCTTGACTTGGCCCACCAAAAGTTGCCCCCAAAGTATGGGTAGCCTTCGGGGTTGTTGGCATCGGCCATGTGAGGGAACTGCTCCTTGGTAATCCAATGGCAGCCGACGGCATCAACCTGCTCCAGCATTTGCATGGACCGCTCCCATGCGACCACGTTAAAGAATAGCATGGACCTGCCCCATAGTTGCTTGACAAGGGATGGGTCGCTCACCGCCTTGGTATGGGCGTACAGGTACACGGCTTCTTCCTCTTGGCTTGCCCAGTACATTTCAGTCAGCGTCGCCTGCTCCCAAGCGTTGGTCCGGGTAACCACGACCTTGACCTTATCGGCCACCATCGAGTTCTCCAGCACCTCCTTGACCGCTTTGCGTTGTTCGGGTGGACCGACGATGCCGACCCTTATCTCATCCAAGACCCCGATGAGGCCGTAGTTGCAGACGGCCATCATATGTTGGTTGAGGATTAACTGCCAGTTGCCTCCGCAGTAGATGTGGTAGTAGTGGACGACTTTCATAAGGTCCAAAGGAGGGTTAGAAGGGTGAGGATGAAGAAAACGGCTGCAAGCGTCTTCCCGATTTCGATTAGAAGGTCGATGATGCGTTCGGGGTTCATGGCTAATTGTTCAAGTTATCTTTTTGCAATTCAGCAAATTTTTTGTGCATTTTCGGCAGATAGTCCTCCATAAGTTTAACCCTTGTAACTTGCCACCCAACTTCGGGCAAAGAGTAATCCTCAAAATATGTGAACCTAATCATGCCACATAAACTTGGACCCGCTTGTTTAATTTTGCCATTCTCCATCTTTACTTCAAACTTGCCTTCACCAAGGTGTGTCGCTAAATAGTTCATTGGTTTAGGGGCTTAGTACCGCAAAGTTACACCACAACATACTTTCCTGAATTACTGACCCTTAACTTGTTGAGTGCCACATACCGCATCGCATCGCAGGCGTGGTTGAACGAGTCAATCGGAACCCCCGTGTTCTTGCCTTCTTTGTCGGTAGCCCAAGTGTAGGACCGTAGTTCCTTGATAAGGTTTGTGCTATCCTTGGTAACCTGCAATTTGAAGCGTTTCAGGATGTCGATGCCGTTCCGAACCGAGTCGGGACCTTTCTCAGCAGGTTTGATGTTGAACCCCAAGCGGTAGATTTCCTCGATGGACTTCGGTTCTGCTGAATCGGCCACGATTTCCCAAGCCCTCGTGATGCCCAGCGTCCGCAACTTGTCTGCGATGTCTTGGTTCGTGAGGCCCGTTGAGTACAGCAGTTCCTGAATCAGCAAGCAGTCCCCTTGCCGGTAGATTGCTACGAGTGCGGTTGGGTCGTTGCTAAAGCCCCAGTCAAGCCCAAGGGCGACGAATTTCGCACGGCTGACATCTATACCCTCCACGACCTCGAAGTCCTCGTATATCGCACCCTGAAGCGTCCCGACTTGACCAAGGCCATAGACCTTCCACCAGTTCGCCCAATAGGCTGACGTTTCGGCTTTGGTGCGGTTGAGTTCGATGTCCCTCCTAATCGTGTCGGGCAAAGCCTCGTTGTCCTGATAGGTCAGGATGAGCAGTTCGGAATCGTCCTCTCGCAGGACCTCGGTATGCGCCCAAAACTCATGCGTCGGGTTGAAGTCGATGTAGATGGCCTCGCTGGTACGGATTGCTAACTGGTAGTAGGACTCAAAGTCGATGTTGTTCGCCTCGTTGATGAATAGCACCTGCCTCCTTGCACCTCGAAGCCTTGCCTCTTGGTCAGCCGAGAAAAACTCGATGGTGCTACGGTTAGCGAACTGGTAGGTCAGCAGGGTCTTGTTCCACCTTGCCGGAACGAAGATGCCCTTGGCAATCATTATCTTGATGAAGTCCCGAATCGCACCCCTCCGAAGGTGAGGCACGGTTTCCCCGACGATGCTGATTTCGGTCTTCTTCGTGCAAGCCTGTTTGATTAAAACGCAAAGGATGCTGAAGGTCTTGGAGGCCGAGGTCCCTCCTTGGATGACCCGTTTGCGATGGGTCAGC